ACCAAAGAGAGCTTAGGCCTTTATCGCTCTACTTTTCCTAGCAACATGATTATATCACATAAATGCATAAACCACTGAAAAAAGCCCTGTTACAACAGAGCCACCATAGATTAACATCAAATTTATATATTAACCTTAAACCTATTCAATTATAGCATAAAAAAAGAACCTACGCATTACACGTAGGCTCAATTTAGTCATTAAAAATATAGTGTAGTTCAACTTTTACGTACAATTTGTACAATTTTATGTCTTATTTTATTAAATTTTAAGCAAATCTGCCGTATGGATTAGTATTGTATCCTTTTGAATTAAGCACACCCGCTTTCATCCATCTTCTTTCACCTGTAGATGCACTAATCCAACTGATCCAAACGAATCCTTCACGTTTTACATATCCGTCGTACCGAACAGACATTCCGTTAGAGTAGTACAATCCAGTATCAATGCCTTTTTCTGTAGGTGCTTTTCTGATTTTCAAAGTTGTATTTGGATAGAATGTAGCATTTTCTCTAATAAAATCTGAAGGAACACCGTTTAATACAGTCGGTGTTGATTGAGCACTACCTCCAGGAATATGAGGGTCTGAATCAATACCTGTGTCATTTGTCCATCCAATCGCTACCCCATTACGATCTACACGATATGGATATTTAGCACCTTTAATCACTCTACCAATCGTACCATTCCAATCGCCTTTATAAACTTTACCTGTGCCATAGCAATTTACGCTTAATGTATTTGTGCAGATAGGTGTACTAACTGGGTACTTTTCACCACTTGGAGTGTTTGGAGTACTTGGTGCTACAGTTTGACCATCCAATCTAGCATTTACTTCTTGTGCTAATTGAGGCATTTTCGAATGTAAATAAGGACCTGGGCAAGATGTTGCTGCGAACATTCTATGCTCTGTCAAGCTACCAGTTGAATCACCAGTGTAGTTTAATCTGAATCCATATCGTTTACATACATCCACGCATAGATTTACTAATGCATTCCATGCTTTTGATGAGATTGTCCACGTATCTGTATTATCATTAGCAATTTCAATTGTAATTGATTGGCAATCATTGTAGTAGTTGCTCGAAGTCCACGCTCTGTTTTCTTCGTCTACATTCGAAACAATCGTACCATCTGAACCGATGCAATAGTTTGCACTAGCCATTCTTCCACTTACTTGGAATGATTGAGCACATCTTTCGGCGCTCCACTGACAAGCCATGTGGTGAGGTGTAATTTTACATACTTTATAGCCACCACGACCACGCATATAGTTGTTAGGACTTGCGACAATGTACTTATTAGTTAGTCTTGAGTATGACATTCTTCTTCACCTTCTTCTTTTCCGTTTGATAACTCTGCTTGAGCTTCTTCTGATAATTCTTCAAATTTTACTTCTTTTTCTTCCATGATTCTGTTCTCCTAATTCTTCTCGACTAAAAAGTCCTGAATTTCCTTTCGTGTAGCCTTTAGGCTTTCTTTATCATCTTCCGATAACATTCCATCAAGGATGGCCATGTTCGCTTTTAACATTAAGTCACCTCTTTTTTTATCCTCTTCTAACCGTTCATCGTGGTCAGACAGAATGCGAGTGTGTTCTTCTAATTTCCGATTAATTCCCTCTTGATTTAGAGTAATCTTTTCCAACGAGTTCAAGCGCTCATTATCCTTGTGCAATAATTCATCATGCCTTTGAACTTTAGCTTTTAAATCATCACTTGGCTTTTTTAATTCTTTGATAATCTTCACAACTCCCCAAATGGATGCTATGAAGCCACAAATCCATACAATCTGTTGGCTTGTAATTACAAAATCCATACAAACCACCTACTTTATTTTTCTTCTGTCTGGCCTTCTACAAATCTTGTGAAAGCTTGGTGCATACCTGTACTAGCTAACCCCATCAACGCACCATAAACCGCATTTTCAATTGACAATCCACTGACTGCTAGGTTAAGTACTAATCCAACGAATGCAAGTACTGTAGGAATGTACTTGTTTGGAAAGCTTTCAAAAGATGTTTTCAAAATATAACCAACAATCAAACAAGCCACTACAACTACCAAAACAAAATATTTACTTAATTCTACAAAATCAATCATCTTTTATTCCTCCTATAATTTAGTTACATTTAACATCACATAGCCTTCTTTGAATCCATCGTTAGTAGTGATGCTGCGAATTTGTGTCATTCTGAATAATCCAGTATCCGTTTCTTTGCCTTCATCTAAAGAAACTTGCTTGAATAACACGTAATCTTGTTCATTGATTTGCTTATCAGTCAAATCAAGAATAATAAAATCGTGTTCTTGGAAAAAGTTCCATAATTTAGTATTTAAATTGATTTCATGTGTTTTAACCATATAAAATCCTCCTATTAATGTAAAAAAAGCGAGGTAAAACAAAAATGCTATATTCTGACAAATTAACATCCTGGTTAAAGGAAAAGAAAATCTATCTAAAATACAGCACTTACACAAATTATTGTAATGTGATCCACAATCACATTTTGCCAAAACTAGGCAATTATCAGATTGAAGATTTGAATAACGATATTCTGCAGGAGTTTATTCTTCAAAAACTTGAAAATGGTCGCAAAGATGGAAAAGGTGGCATATCGTTTAAATATGCCAAAGACATTATTCAAATTCTTAAATTTACACTTCCGTTCAAAGTCGATATTCAACTTCCATACCATCCTTCTAAGGCGGTAGAGATTTTTGAAAAAGAACATCAAATAACATTAATTAATCACCTCCAATCTGAGATTAATTGTAAAAACTTTGGAATCCTTTTATGTATACATACAGGAATACGCATAGGTGAGCTATGCGCTTTGAAATGGTCTGATATAAACACTCAAACCAAGTTATTAAACATAAGCAAAACCATGATACGAACCTATACAAAAGAAGATGGTAGCCATCTTTCAATAACACCACCTAAATCACGTTCCAGTGCTCGAATGATTCCATTGAATACATGGATAATGCACTATGCAATCCTTCTACAAGGTGATGCAGATAACTATGTATTAACGAATCGAAATAAGCCGATAGAACCTAACAAATACAGACTTTACTACAATAGAGTCCTCAAAGAACTTGAGCTACCACATCTCAAATTCCACGCATTACGACATACATTCGCCACTAGATGCATTGAGTGCGGATGTGACTACAAATCACTGAGTGAATTGTTAGGCCATTCGAATGTGTCAATCACAATGAACATCTACGTACATCCACAAATGGAATTAAAGCGTAAATGTGTGGAATTGCTTTGTGATTACTATAAATAGTAAATGTATGTCTTTTACGGCTAATGACACAGGCGGAGAGTACATTCATTCTTTGCTACGTGACGAGATAGGATATATATATTATGGTGCTTTGCTTAACAGTAATGGTAATCAAATGGGTGTTCACGACCATGATGGCAAAATGAAAAAAGCAAAGATACCATTATTGCAACCATATATCACCGTCTACTTTTGGCACAGAATTAAATAGTTAAGGTATGTCATTTACTGCTAATAGCACTGGCGGTGAATATAAACATAAGTTAACTATAGATGAGATGCCAAGTCATGACCATAAATTATATGCTAGAGGTGGTTCAACAAAAGAGACAAGTTCTCCTTTTGCAGAAAATAAACCAATCACTCAAGGCTCGAATGCATATGGATTTAATGTATCTAAAACAGGTGGGGATGCATTTCATAACAACATTCAACCTTACATTACAGTACATTTTTGGAAAAGGACGGCTTAATTTATGCGGTCCTTCTCCAAAAGAAAACAACTATGTATGGTTGTACATTATCAATAGTACGGTTATCAGTCCAATTCAATCGCACTTGACGTGATATAAAAGAACTAGTTTGAATTCCATATCCATTTGGAATTACTGAGGTTCGGTCGTATGCATTATTAGCTGCTCCGTCTGGTCTACCTGCATAAAAATAATCTCCATCCCAACCAAATGAAGTTACGTGATAGTGAGTATTCTTGTATTTTCCGTCAGTTGAATTCGCAGTAAAGGACATACTTGTACTACCATCATTACCAGTACCTTCACCGACTAGCGTTCTACCTTGCCCGAATCTTTCCCATGTACCACCAAGGAATGTGCCAGGATTGACATTGTTATACGTGATATAAACTGAACCAACTGGATACATTGCACTCTTGATTGAATTAACTAATTTATTCCAATCACGATATTGAATTTCATTACCATTCTCCACCAACACGTGAGTTGATGATGTGTTTTCTTTGACTGAATTAATTGCTAGATCACCATTGATTGTTAAAGTATTCGCACTGTTACCATCTTGACCAAAGAAAGTAAGCGATTTTCCATCTTTACCAAAGTTAATTAAAGTATAAGTTGGCGTTACGGTTACAATTTGCCAAGAATAATCATTCATGAATTTATCCTTTACACCGAATGCAATTTCATAGGTTGAAGTCGTTGAGGTAAATAAGTTACCTGCTTTGTAATCTTGTTCCAAAGTGTAGTTATTAGCCCATGAATTAATCTTAGTCCATGAACTAGCGCCACTTGCTCGATACTGAATATAGAATGATGTTACATTCTTATTCGATAAACTTGTAAAACCAACTTTGAAATGTAATAACGCATACGTTCCACTTGATTCATCTACTGCATAGCCTGAGTTAGCACGCTTTGCACTTACATTTGTAAGACTAGGTGGATTGTATGCAGCTACAGATACCGAGCCACTCTTAGTAGCAGTTCGACCACGTGAATCTGTAACTGTGATTGTGTAAGTTAACGTACCACTGTTTTGAATCGCTTGAGTTGTAAATGTGCTACCACTGTATGTTTGGCCATTGAATTTAGTCGATACTGATGTGATCGTTGAGCCTTGATTACCACTTGTAGCAATCGAGAATTTTAACTTTGATTGACTCTGAACATATTGACCTATTCCTGCGCAAATTGAATTTGTATCAGATATTGAGACAGTTCCGATACTAGGAACGACACCACTTCTTACTTTAATTGTCGCATTTACTGTTTTAGAACCAACTGAGGTTGAACCGCTGATTGTTTCTAAAGTAAACGTAGCGATACCGCTTGTTGAATCAGGAATATTCTTTTCCCAATCTGTCGGAATGGTATAAGAAAAGCTAGGTGTTGTTGTACCACTAGCTATTGTTCCTATTTGTGTTTTTGTTCCATTCCAAGTTACATTAACTTTATGTGAAAAGTTGCTTGATGCACTTGTACCACTAATCTTAATTGCACTACCACAATCTAAACTCGGTTTATCAATAGAAGGAGTGGTTACACGTGGTATTGTCGTTAACTTTAAACTACCACTGCATGATCCTGTCGTTGGTAAATATGTTCCTCTGTCTGCATTGTTAAACGATGCACTGACTGATATAGATTTAGAACCATCTGCATTGTGTGATACAGTAGTTGTTCCACTTGCTACCCATACAGTAGCACCACTGTTGACTGTAGGTGTATGTACTGCATTGTGTACTACAGTGCCATTGATATTAACTACATACGTTTCTGATAAACCATAGTGATTATGATATGCAGTATTTGAACGGATACCAACCCACCACTCAACTTGAGATGTGTTATTTTCAATTGAATAAGATTTCTCTGAAACATCCAACAATAACGAATACTTGTCTGTTTGCCCTGTGCTTATTCCTATGCTTCCACTGAATTGTGCCATTCAATCACCTACCTTATCTTTTTAAAGTCCAATGAGCCATTAGCTCTTGGAACAAAGCCAAAGTTACCGATTTTTAAAGACTGCGTAAATTGACCATCTGTAATGTACATTGTTTGATCGTTTATATACGTTACCTTTGCACCGTTCTTTTGAATCGACCATTCTTGATTCGTGATTTTTGTCTTAAACGCACTGTCTGATTTACCTAGAGTTAATCCATCTTTGTCAAAGCTCATGTAATTGTTTACATTATCGGTAGTTTCCTTCAAACCATCAACACGCCCATTTACACTGCCAATTTGACCATTCATCTCATTCTTTGCATCAGTTACCGATTGATTGATTGACCATGTGAAGTCCTTTTTCGTTTGAGTAAACTGACTTGATACAGTATTTTGATAATGTTCAAACGCCGAATTTGATACATAAGTTTCAGAAACCTTAGATGTAATTTCATTTGCCTTAGTCTCAATTGCAGACTGACGAGTGATGCTTTCTTCATTTATTGCATTGTCTACATCTTCAGGTGCAGGAGTCCAGTCAGTGGCTTTGTTACCTATTTCGAGTTTAGGTAATTTAAAATATACATACTGGCCAGTTGCAGTAGGAATAATACACAAATAAATACGCCATATATCATGTGATGAACCAGTAGTTAAAGTGTTAATATATCTTGTACCATTTTCCGCACCTGATACACCCGTATTGTAACCGAAACTTAATCCAGATTTCGGCATCGGTCCACCACCAACATATGGTGCATTTGTTCCATTTTTACAATATACAGATAATGTATATGTTGTATTTGGTTCTACTGTGATATCAGTATAAATACCCCACCGTGAACTATAATGAGCCGAACATAAAACTTTAAACCATTCGCCTTCCTGAGTAACACTTATCCCTGATTCTTTATTCCATATTGTTAGGTCTTTTGAATTTAAAATTAAATTCCTTCCACCAACAACAATCCCTTCAGGAGTACTTCCAACAGAATATGAAGTGCTCTGAGTGTTATCGCTATAAGTAATTACTGTCCTAGTCCATAAATATGGCTTATCTGCAGTAGTCTTTGGTGGAGTAGATGACCATGTACCAGTAGGTACAGTAGTTCCAGATGTAGAAGCTTGGTATTCAACGATTGTACTTGCCACACCTCGTCCGTCGAACTCACCACTATTAGCACGATCAGTTAAACTATTGGCTTTATTTAATGCGCTTGATGCATTACTGTTTGCAGTATTTGCCACTCCTTTAATTTCTGTAACAGATGTAGCCTGTAATTTAATAGCTTTTGAATTCTGTTCAATTGCAGTTGTGTTAGAAGTAACTTTATTCGTTAAATCTGCCAAATCCTTTTGAGCTTTATCTGCATTAGCTTTAGCAGTATCTGCAGTTGATTGTGCGGCCTTAGCATTATTTATTGCAGTTTGAGCCTTGCCTTGAGCAGTAATTGCATCTTTCTGAGCTTGTGTGACATCTGACTCTGCCTTTGATAGCCTAGTCTTTGCATCACTTATCTCTTTTTCACTCGAATCAACTCTGCCAGTCACCGATTCTAGATTTTTTTTCGCATCTGCTAACTCTTTGTTAGCATTGTCTAAATTTTCCTGAGCGCTGTCTGCTTTTTGTTTAGCTTGGTCTGCTAAAGCTTGAGCACTCTGAGCATTGCCTAAAGCTTTATCCGCTTGAGTTTGAGCATCCGTTGCTTTCTTTGTCGCATCAGTAATATCTTTCTGAGCTTGAGTTGTATCTGATTGTAGCTTTTCAATAGAACTAGCATGAGTTGATATTGTATCTGCAGTTTGTTTAAATTGCGTGTTCATGCTTCCTTCAAGCGTTGTTAAATCACTCTTGGATGCATAAGTTTGTGAAACTGTAGTCGACAACTCACCGACTTTCTTTTCAATTTCAGTCGTAACATCTGCGTGAATCGTTTTTGATTCATTAGTTAGTTCAACTTTTGTAGCATATGTTTCTTTAACAGTAGCAATTTCACTAGCGTTGGCATTTGCCTTATCAACTGCATCTTGAATCTGCTGCTTTGAATCAGTGATATCTCCTTTAATTGCATCAATCTGTTTCTGAGCTTTGCCAGTGCTTGTATTCGCATCTTGTGCTAATTGCTTAGCTTCACTTGATTGAGTATTTGCAGTGTTAGCTAATTGATTTGCTTTACTTGCATCCGTTTGAGCTTGTGTCGCCTTATCAACTGCTTCTTTAGATTGAGTATTTGCTTGAGATACTTGAGTATGAATCTCACCGATTTTTGAGTCAATCTCATTCCACGTGTTATCGAAAATAGCTTTCGTGTACTTGATTTCACTTGGATTAGCATACGTACACTTCCATCTTTTCCAAAGAAACTTATCACTTTGATAAACCACATTACCAACAAACCACTCACCACCGATTAATTCGGTTTGAGAAGTCGAATAATAGAATTGTTCCTCGGCACTCACGAAACTTTGACCATCTTCACCCTTGATTGCACTCCATCTGTACTTAGTTGGATCATCAGAACCATACTGTTTTGAATCCGAATACTGACCAATAAATTTACGATTTGAGTCTGCTAAACTGAAATCAACACGACCATCTGAGCTATTGGCGTAGGCGATATGCACATATGCACTCGTTCCATTCTGCCCGTCTTGTAGTCGCATTACAGTGACTTCTGCAGTTGCCTTAAGTATTTCTCCGTTCATGGCTTTAAAGCGATATACGGCCTTTTCCACGAAGTCTGATGCACTAACTGTTATTGTCTGACTCGTTGACATTTGCTCATCATCCTTATACCAAATGATTGAATACTTAGATGTGATATCAACTCCATCATCTTTAACCAATGCAGTCAATTTAGTTGAATCTGAATCTGTCTTAAGCAGAACTCCATTCGTTGATACGATTGAACCCTCATAGATTTTCTTCAACTCAATCATCTTGTTCATTTCTGAAATAAGGGCCGAACTAATCTGTGATTGCTTTTCTTCAAAGTTGTCAAAGATTGTCTTGCACTTTTCTGTATCCGTAAAGCAAATTTCTTGCTCTGTGATTCTAGCTTCTAAATACAATGTAGGATTATACTCTGCATCTTCGATTGTAAATGTATCTCCGATGTCTGCATCAATATATGCATCAACATCATAAGTAACTTTAGGGACACAGTTCTTTTTCAACTGTGCTAGTGCTTGACCATATAATGTCTCAACGTTTTCAGTTTCATAAGACCAAATTTGCACTGCATACATATCGTTTGAATGATTTGTGATTAGCGTTGAAGGGAATCTGTCTCTAGATTGAGGTGCTAGTATATTGTTTCCGTTAACTTTATAAAGAACATTACCATTTGAATCCTTAACAGTTCGGCCACTGATTGAGTTCAATTGCAATCCATTTGTTCCTGTAGGTCTGATTGCCGTATACAATTCAGTAATATCACTTGTTTTCGTGATTCCATACACATCATTTGGATATCTTAATATCGTGCTGCGTTTATCATTTCCGATTCCTTGAACTGAATCTGAATGAGCACGATAAATATTCAACACAACATTCTTCAATGAATAATCATCATTTAATTCGGTAACAAACTCTAATTCTGCATCAAATACATTTGCGATTGAATATAATCTTGCAAGCACTGTATCTGTGCCTGTCCATTCATGAGTAATCTTCTTATTTGATACTTCATTTTTACCGATAATAAACGATCTTTCAAATCCATACGCATTTATATACTCTTCAAACGACATTGCTTTAGTTGCTTTATATGCATCCACATATTCATTCGTTAACTCTAAGCAAAGGCCATAGGCGGTAACAGTTGTTGTGTCACCACCTTTTTCAACACTCATGATCGTTAAATGGTAGTCTTTACCTTTGCGTTTAAAACTTATTTTGTTACCCTCAACTAAAAAGACTGCATCATCATGTGCAGTCATTGTAGTAAATTCAAATGTATAAGATGAACCTTTTAAATAAGTATGCAAGATTTCATCAAAGTAATGCATTGCATTAGGCACAGTGTTATCTAAAAAAGCCAATACCTTATTATAAGGATTTAATATCGCTATTCTGATTTGTTCCATTATAACCATGCCTCCCTTATTTTAGCTTTAACAATCGGTTGAGATTTCGTCCATTCAGAACACGCAACTTTAACTTCAGATGTTCCAACTGGTGCTTTAAAGTACTTAGTACCTAACACTTCGTCCTCTGGTCTAGCCATTCCATTCACATAAATATGAGATGACTTACCATCAATCGTGATATTTGTTCCACTTGGGTATCTATTAGGTATATCCTTCCATTTTTCAACGTTCATCTTTTCAAAGTCGATAACATCGAACCCAATCATAGACATGAACTTATTACCGCCTCTATCACCCCATTGTTTCACTGCAATTTGAATCTTTGCACACTTCATGTTTTCAATCTCTGGAATGTAGAAGTTGTAGTATCTTGCCCAGAAGAAAAATCTGATGTTCGCTCCTTCTTTTAAAATATCGCAGCTACCCCATTTATAATAAAAAGGATTCTGAGCTTGTAAATGTGATGTTGTAAATTCCCAATTTTTCAACACCTTACCATTTGCCCATATTTCATAATGGCCAGTATTCCCTACCGAATCTGTCTTGTACCAATTACAACCACAAATCAATTTATCATCTTCAGTCAAAAAGTTGATACACATTTCACCAGTCTGTCCCATAAGACCGGCATAAAAACATAAATGAAACCAACAATAGAAGTTCTTAGCTCCGCTAGTATCTCCGCTTGAATCTGCAGGTAATACCAATGTTCTTAATCCGCCATTTGCATTTCCTTTTTTCGTTCCAGCAGAACCTAGTCCAATAAATTTATTACCAAACCATGTATGTTCAATTAATGTTCCATTCGTTCCATAACTTGGATGCATTACATCCGTACCACCAATATCATCATTGCATTTATAGAAATCATCAATTGATGCTAACCATTCACTTTGTTTGTACGTCTCACCATCCAATTCTTCGATTTTTCCGTACTGCATGATTCCTTCTTCAGATACCAAACCAATATATCCTGTTTCGGATGTTGTTGTGATGTCATAATCAACACTAACTGGTACAGTTCCTTCATTGACAATGTTTAGCACTCCATCAGTTGCAGTAAATTCTTTTTCTGTGGTTGAATATTTCCTAGGGTCTGAGCAATAGATTTCAATCTCACCAATCACGTTGTTGCTTCCGCCATCAACCTGTGTATTTGAAGTCTTTGTTCCAATGAAATACTTATCGCTTTCATCGTTAAAAATGACTTTTACTTGCTCACCACTCAACAATTTATTCATTTTATTGAAAGCATCACGAAATTCTCTACTTCCTCTAGCTCTCAATTGATATTTAACAGTAATCGTTCTTGCAGGTGTAGTTTTATATCTGTAATAAGAACCATCCATTCCATCAATTTCTTGATCCGTAACTTCTGATTCCATTAACTCACGACCTGTTACAGAAAGTGTTCGATAACCATCAATTTCATTTTCTAAATATACGCCATTGTATGACATGGCTTCTGTCGGTAGGTTAGTACCGACAATGCCACTGTTCACTGTATTTACGAATGCATACATTACTTGTTACCTCGCAATCTTTCGTTGAATTTAGAGTGTCTATCAAACTCATTCTGATTCGCTCTATATGTTGCACGTGCAAATTCACGATCATTGATATAAAGTGGTGTTTCAATCGTCAATTGGGCATTGTTCGTGTATTCGTATTCTGAGTTCAAGTCGCTCACAATGCCTCCAAAAGTCATTTTAGGAGCATCTAACATTGGAAGATATAATAACTTCTCTGCAGCCTTTTTAACCTGAGGAACCATTCCTAAAATACCATTGCGATATCCTTTACCCCACCACATACCATCTTTATCTGCAACTTTAGATGGTGAGCCAATCTTAGCTTTTGCACGAATTGCCGCATCTGTTGCAGCTGCTAAACTAGCGGCCGCAGATCTAACTTGACCTTCGCTCGCTCTTAATCCGTTTGCTAAACCTTGGCCAATCATCTGACCACAATAATAAGATTTAGACTGGCACGCATTGAATGTACTAATGATGTTATTGCATGAAGATCGTGCTACTGAAACACTCTTTGACATACTACCTTTAAGTCCTGATGTAAACTTAGTACCCATTGCGGTTCCTGATGTCGTTGCTTTTGCTTCTGCATTTGTCATTGCAGTAACAATCGCGTTAATAGACGTTACTGATGCACTAGATGCACTTGTAAATGCACTGCTAATTGTTGAAGCTACTGTAACTAACACCGCAATACTTGCTGCAGTAGCCATTACAGAACTTGCTACTGGTGCAATAGCTCCTGCAAATGCAGTCATAGCTCCACTTGCAACTGTTAATGGTTCTGAAATTCCGCTTAATGAGCTTAAAGCATCGGATAATGATGGAATTGTTGCCGATAATGATTCAATACCTGCTTGAGTTGATACGATCATTGTTAATGCGGTTGCTAATGCCATCATTTGAGCACCAATATCGCCCATTCCACTTGATGCAGTTGCAATAGCTCCAATTCCTACTGCTACCGCTCCTAGACTAGCTCCCATATCAATTAAGTTAAGGCTCGTAATAATCTTGATTCCATTTGCTAGTTGTTTGAAACCTTTACCTGCGTTTAATGCAGACTGTCCAATAGATTTAATCACTCCAGATACTGAATTTAAGATTCCACTTACTGTTTCACCAAATGATTGAATTACATCTGAAATTCCTTCAAAAACATCTTTAATAACTGGGCCAAAAGCAGAGACAACATCTGCAACACCTTCGAGAACCATTTGCAAGCCTTCACCTTGTGAACCGACTAATGCCATAGCAGCACCAGTGGCAAGAATAGCCGCTGCCAACGCTAACCATGTAGTAGGTGGTACCATTGCAATCGCAGTTCCTAAACCTGTAAATGCAGTTGCTAAACCCTGGCCGATCCCTTGCGCTACTGTACTGATTGCAGTACCAAATGATTCAATAACAGTGCCGACTCCTTCTAATGCGGATTTAATTCCATTTCCAAGTCCTTCGAATACATTACTAATTGCATCTCCTAGACCGGTAATGATTCCTTTCGCTCCTTCACACACAGAAGAAATAACATTTGAAATTCCTTCAAATGCTGAATTAATAATCTGAGCTGCTTTAGATGTTTTTTGTGCAGTTTGTATACTTGCATTTCCAATATCAGGTACACCACTTGAAGATGGGCTAGATGTTGGAGCACCTTCTGTACCTCCAATGCCTTTGATTTTATCCATGATTGATTTTAGTTTTGAATATCCACTCTTTGCAGAGCCAACAACTCCACCAATCATACTAGATACTTTGCTTCCAACTTTAATACCAACAAATGCTCCTGCCAATAATTTGACTGCTCCTGCAAACTTCTTGACATCTTCCGTTTTCAGATTAGCTACAAAATCTGCAATCTTACCTGTTACATCTTCTACTTTTGCAATGATATTTCCAATATCTTGTCCTAACTGTTCAAAGACTTTACTGTCTTGTAACTTATCCATTACATTACCGATAGCATCTTTGATTTTATCGAACATCGTGATTGCGTTTTGTACTGCATCTGTTTTCATAAAGCCATCATAGAATTGTTGGATCATAGCTTTTGCATTGTTTGCCCTGTCTGCTAGCCAATCCATAGCTTTTGATACATTCTCCATGACTCCTGGTTTAAAATCCCATGTCAAACCATCGTCCTTAGTTTCCATGATTGAATTTCTGAAATCGTAGATTTTAGATTTAATCTTTTCTAGATTATCAACCAATCCTCCCATAGCTTTTGATTTCAACATATTATTCATTGCAGACATGAATCCTTGTTCAAGGTTCTGCACTGCGCTTTTGATGTTGGTCATGGATGTTTTGATACCTTTAGAAGCTTCTAATGCAGTGTCTGCAAATCCACCTGTTTCAGTATCACATTCAATCATTGCATCGTTTAACTGGTCAAATGAAATAGTTCCGTTCTGCAATGCTTCATACAATTCATTTGTATTTCCACTCGCAATACCCAGTTTTTTTGCAACCTTTGTCAATGCAGGTGCCATTGTTTCCTGTAATGTTCTCCATGATTGCATATCTACTGTACCTTTAGCAAGCATCTGTGAATACTGTTGTAATCCACGTGATGCATCTTCAGAACTAGATCCACTTGCTAAAAACGCATGGTTCAATGCGATTGTAGTATCCGTTGCCTTGTCAATATTACCTGTAACGGCCGCCAATGATTTAGATGTTGTAACGACATCTGCCAAGCTCGTTGGTAAGCCTTGAACTGATTGATTTAGCTTTGCAACACTCTTTTGAGATTGCTCAACTTCGAACCCCAAAGACTTCATTACTTTTGGATAGGATTGCATGGTATCAAATCTGTTTATAGCACCATCAAAAGATGAGCTTAGAACGTTCATTGTTGCGCCAATAACCTTTGTTACACCAACGCCAGCCACAATAGATTTAACTCTATCGCCAAATGATTCACACGCTCCTAAAGCTTTCTTCATTGTTGATGTCATGTTTTTATCGGTTGCCGACAATATAGCCTCAACGCTAAAACTTTCTGCCATTGTTATCCCTCCTTCTTTTGTTCTTTTATGAACTGTGCTAAACCATCAAACTTGCTTTTCTTCTTAATACCCATAACTCTGTCCAACTGCTTTTGATAATCAAAGAATTTATCGAATTTCGTATAAACAGGTTTTATTTTTTTTCCTACTGGCTTCCTTGCACTTGCTGCCATATTCAAATAAGCCTGCAAGTGTAATTCGTAATGTTTATCTACAATTTGAAGTTCTTTAGACTTCATCAAAAGACGATATTCGTAAGGAGTAATATTATTTACCTGGTCCAAGTTTTTGAATCCTAGATACCTAAAACAAGTCATAGCGACACGTTCATAAAATTCATTGAATGTTTCTTCTACTTCTTCTCTGCTTCCTGCGTGCTCACTAGTGGCCTCACTTCTTTCTTGCACGCATTCGCTTGAGATAAAAAATTGATTACATCATCAAAAACTTTGTCGATATCATCAACGTCTTCTAGATAATTTTCGACATCCGCTTTCTTTAATCTTGGTGTTTGTCCTACATTCATGTAGAAAATACAATCTGCTAATGCATCAATATCACCATCAATGATGCTTGCAACCATAAATTTCAAGCCTACTTCTTTTTTCTTGCCTGTATTAGGTACATCTACAGTTACTTTTTTGTTTACCTCGTGCAAGAACCCAAATCCTGCTACTAGTTTATAAATTTCTCCATTCACTTCAATTTCCATGTATTTACTCATTCAAAGTCCTCACTTTCTAAATACAAATATAAAAGGGGCTTTTCTGCCCCTTGTGTTCTATACGCTTTCTGTTTCTTTAGTTACATCTTTATAAACGTAAGATGCGATTTCCTGTTGTTCTTTAGTTACTGATGCATATCCATCTGCACCATTTCCATTTGCTCCAAACGTCAAATCAACTTCCACAGAGCCTTCTGCTTCAGATGAAATCGAGCATTCTGTTAAATATCCTTGGTAGTATTTGGCTTTAAACTTACCGACATTTGTTTCAGTTCCTTCTTCCGCTAGGTTTACTTCCCAACATTCGACTAATTCATCTGCCAACATAGCCTTTTCTAATTTATCAATGATTGCATCACCTTTAGGCATAATAGATGTCGATGTGATTTCAATTTCTGCCACTGATGGTGTACGAATAGTTCCATCTTTTGTAGCAGTTGTATCTGCATCTTTTGTAACGTTTCGTTCGTTTTCTGTTGGGAAGGCAATTGCACTAGCATTTTCTTTCTTTGAATCTTTTGCAACTCTGAAAAGATAAATAAGCTGCTTACCATTTACCGCTTCAATTACTTTATCTGCGAACATTTGTAAATCAAATTTCATTATTTTCTTCCTCCTGTAATCTTGAAATCCAACTCAAGAACACCATGCATCAATGGTGCTCCTGTACTAGAATCCGATAATATCCGTTGGTTGATATTTTGGATCATAAAAGCAAAGTTGTTTGTGTGATTAATCTGTCTAGCTACTTTCTTAATGATTTGCATGATTTCAGACAACTCTCCACGCTTCCTAGGATTGTTGTGCCATACATCCACAACTTGTGTGATAGTACCTAGAATCATTGTTTTATTTCCATAATCATCAACAAGTTGGCTGCTACCGATATAAACATACGGATATGGTGTGCCTTCACTAGGAAGGAACGTATCATAAACACTAACTCCCTTGCTCTTTAGCTCTTTTTTTAATTGCACTAGTAATGCACTAAATAATTCCTGCTGAGAATCCATATCATCACCTACTTAACTAGCTTTTTCATATCTGACTTGAACATTGGCACTTGTTGTTTGAACGCAGGCCTAACAAATGGTTGTGCATCCATGAAACGTGTTCCAAATTCAACATAAGGTGCATAATGTGTTGTTGGCCCTTCTGCATATGTGAATCCACCATCACGTGTTTCACCTCTGATACTTTTTTTAGTTGTTCCTATTGTATAGTCCCCTTTAAACACTGCATTGCTGACAGTTTTACTTTGCAATTCAATACCATTTTGTTTAACCACTGTTTTCACATCTTCCAAAGAACAATTCTTTTTGAGCTTCTTCTGCAGTTTGTCTAATCCTCTTATTTCAACTTTTGCCATTTATTTCACCTCAGACAGAATAAAAGACTCCTTTGTTCGGAGTCTTCGTGAATAATCAACTTTGTATTTCTTTGTACCAATTCGAATATGATCAAAAGGTTTTTGATAGATGTTCTGTATATGACAAGTAAGGCTTCCTTGTCTGATTTGCCCGTATACCTGCATCATAGTGTCAGTTCTTGTATCCATTATGGAAGCCATTACCATTTCTTCTGCAAGCGAATCATCTTCATAGTTACCTGTATTCTCGTTATAAGAGCCTTGCACAAATCTTTGAAAGTAAATAGGTTTATCGTACCTCATAAGAACCGAACCTTTCCTTTATTCTGACTGGCTTGCTCATCTCTCCATGCCTGAATCTCAGAAGAGAAAGAAGAGAAGTCATCATCATTAAACGACATTGACTCCCCTTCAACTGAATGCGTTTGGACACCTTCAGAACCAATCCTGTTAAAGCGTTTGATAGACACTTCTGTAATGATATATTCAAGTTCATCCGGTATGATTTTTACGCTTAGAAGCGCTTTAAGTCGACCCTCCGTAAGTCTTACAATGGTATCTAGCTTTTCATCATCAGTTTGCAAACCAAGAAGCAGTTTTACATCATTTAATACGGTTGTTGTCGACATCTTTAATCACCTATGCCTTTAAATCAACAACTACATCGCCTTTTGATACTGCTTTGTAGTTTTTGTCACATTCAACTATTGTACAATGATTAGTTTCTGCTGCTTTGATATCTGCTCCTTCTTCGAAGTTCTTCCAAGATTTTACATCTGCACCATATGCCACTGTTTCTTCAGAAGCTCCTACCTTATATTTGAATTTGTTATTCATAGATTGTAACTGTTCTGCAACTGCTACTTTTGTAGTTCCAGTTTCCTCGCCTTTAGAAGCAGTCAATGTTAAATCACGTAAAGTTTGAGTATCAGCATCACCTACTGCAAAGTGTGCAATTGCATCTTGATATTCGCACATTAAACGTAATCCCATGATTGCGAACATATCAGAAATAGCACGATCATAGTTTCCTTCTACATGGAATCCTAAGAAGCCAGTAGTGCTGTCAGTAGTATATGAAAGTCCTGCTTTTACAAATTCAGAATCACTTGGATCTACATAATATGCAATGATGTTGTTCATTGGAGTGGCTACTACTGTTTTTTCTGCAACTCGGTCTGTTAAGAATACAATATCTGCTCCTAAGAAGCTCTTAATGTATGTTAAACCGAATGCAGTCTGCATAGACACATTAGCTTCTCCTAAATAACGGTAAGCATCCAATGTGTTGACGAATACGGCAATACCAGTAGTATTTCGTTTCATCTGTTGGAATTTGTGTTTAACATTACCGATTGCCATTGCGATTGCCATTTGCCAAGTTGCTTCATGCCCTACTAAGCTACCTAAATTCAACTGTTTATATAAGCGATCAGTGATGTTATCTTGTAAATCAATACGGAATTGTTCATCTGTATCAGATACTGCAGCTTCAAAACCTTTTTCTGCAATTGCTTCAATAGATACGGCTTTACGGAATTTTTCGATTCGAATTGTATCGAACACTTCTTCTTCAACTTTGTATTCGCTTAATGGAATTGATTCACCTTCTGCTACCTTTCCATCCTGTAATGTTCCTGTTACTTTCTTTGTTTTTAAAACAGAACCATTTGCTTTACGAATTGGACGAATGATTCCTAATACATCCAATAAAGCTTGGATATTTTTTCCAAAACTAGTAACAAAATCAATTTCATGTGCTCTAACCTGGATGTTATCTGCTCCTGTTAATCCTGTAGGTGCTGCAAACATTTGCAAGTTCATACCTTTATAAATTTTTTTCATATGTTAGTTCTCCTTTTTCTATTACTGGAATAAATCCATATTTTCCGCAATCATGCGTTGTCTTTCCATTGGATCAGTGATATTCAAGATTGATTCACGAGTTACCCCTTTGTTTGAACCACCACGTTTAGGACCGTTGCCTTTTAGTTTTTCTTTAACTGCTTTTTCTACTTCTTGTTCAAACATCTTAACGAATGCATCAACCGCTTTCTTTGTTTTATCTGCATCTTGATTAACTAGAACAGATAAAAGGTCATCACCAACGTTAATATTGTGCTCTGTGCACATTTTGCGTGCTTCATTTGTCATTTCTGCAATCGCATTTTTTGCTTTCAATTCATCCAACTCTTTTTTAACTTTGTCACGTTCTGCTTCTGCTCGTTCTTGTGCGTTCATGTCGGCTAAGCGCTTAGCTTCTGCTTTTTCTTTTTCTTGATCAGCTTTCCAACGTGCAAACCTTTTATCAAGAATCGCATCCAAATCTTTATCTGAATATTTCTTTTCAGATGATTTGTCTTTTTCTTGGTTGTCTTGCCCTTCAGTTGATTGAGTCTGAGTTGATTGAGTGTTTTCTGATCCTGTACTCTCATTCTCACCTGAAGTTTCATCTGCAAAAAGTTGTAAGCAAAAAGGTAGTCTGTCATTGAATTTTTTCATATATATATTTCCTCCTATTTTTCTGACTTTGCTTGTCATTTCCCATATCTTTTTAAGGCTTAAATGCTTGGCCTATAACCCATACAGTTTAACGACGTGAATGCTTGGTCTTGTTTGGTACTGTGGATATGTAGGCTTTGTAAGTCTTGGCTTTTCCACAAAAAATGCACCGTTGATTACGTACTTCAACGATGCACTCTAGCCATTGATCGAAATAAACCTTTTCGACACGCTCCAAATATTTGTGATTACACATCTCTCAGTTCCACACATTCAGGATATGCTTCTTCTGTGCCTTTGCATCCAACTCTGAAGAAATTTATTGCTAATTCTCCAGCAAGGTCCAAACCCGAGATATACAACGTCTTGCTATCTTTATCAGGTGCGTAATATCTGCAAAGTGCATCGGATGTTTCGTCGATTGAATTGGCCAATGTCAAAAATAGTACTGAGATAGCGCTGCAGACGATATCCTTTCCTATCGGAGCGTAACGAGCATGGCCATGTACTTCAATCAGGCAATCACTTTCTGTCTGTTTAATCTTAATTTTTATCACATAATATCACTCCCTTGCATAATAAAAGGCCACTCGTTTTGAGTGACCATAATTACATCATATTTTTTAATACTCATCATTTAGTATGTTAAAGCGGAAAGGATATTGTTCGGTAAATCAACATCTGAAAGGCGCCCTTCATTTTTCCTGAATTCCTCTGAAATTTTGTCCCAGTTCTCATATAAAACTTTTGCGTTTTCCCAATCTTCCAAAAGATTTTCAAAAAAAACTTTATCGTCAGTTATTTTGCCATCTAAAACTGGTTTATTTTTCATAGTTATCAGTTCCTTTCTATACCAAAACTATAGCCTTTTTTCAAGCAATATTATAAGTACTTAAGTACCTGATATACAATTACAAAATAATCATCTCTTGCCATGACTTCCTCCAAAAACAGTTACTTAATTACATAACCCTTGCCCGGTTTTTTCAATTCTTCTTGATGTTTCTCAAAAGCTTCCTTAATTTCTTGTGGTGTGTCCGGTTTTAACACCTTTACTTTTAAATCCGACTTATCCCAATCTATATAGGGATACCAACTTGGCATCAACTGCATGATTACATTCGCTCCCTCAATTTAGCTTCTACTAGACGTTTTATTTCTTTTGATATTTCATGAGCTTTATTACCATTTATAAAGCAATCGCTAAAGGCTTCTGCTAAAGCTTCTGAGTTATTGATAGAAGCATATCCTGAAATATCCTTAATTAAATCATTTAGTTTTTTCCCTTTAATTATACCCTTTGCTCTAAGATTATTAAAGGCCTCTAGAACTATTTTTTCAGCTTCATTACAGTTATTCCAAGCGTTTTCTTTTTGTAATGTGTTTTTGTAGTTTACATTCCTATTCAAAAATACGAATTCTAAAGCATGAGCGGATTCATGTACCATATCGCTCTCAATTGTTGTACCTTTTATCCAATATCCCCTTTCAACTTGCTCTTTTATAAGATTTCTATAGGCATCTGGATCTTTAAAAAACTTAGGATTTAAGCTAATGTCGTTTTCATTTGGTCTAAACACCATTGCTCCATGCTCAGAAGTTGATATTCTCTTTACATATTTATTGATTTCCGGATATTGATTTAGCATGTTTCTTAAGCTTTTAAGTGATCTTGAAACACTTGAGTAATTAAGCTCTTTTACAGACTCGTCTATCTCAATATTAAAATCATTCTTCCATTCTGTGGATAAATCGGCATAACGCTTATCGCTTGATGCTTCCGTGAGTTTACTTTTTACCTTTGACATTAAAAAGCCTTTGCTTTTATCTGATTGCCTTTCTTTCCACTCATCAAACCTTAAACTGTGTTCTCCATTTGCTAATCCATCTAGCCATTTTTCATACTCCTTACGGTCTGAATGTGGTGCCGTTGCACAATGACAATTCGGATGTAAAGGTGGAGCATTTTCTCCTATTTCCATGTCTTTAAGTTTGAATGTTTTGCCATCCATTTCTTTACATAATGGACACACATCTTTTAAGCTGCAGGCTATATATTCATACTCATCTATTCCGTTTGATTCGTAAGATTCTGCCTGTGCTTGTGTTTGAACTCGTGCAATTTCTGTTCGCAACAATCTTTCTGCATTGCATCTTGATACATCGAATTTCTTTCGTATCTGAGGGATAAACTCTCTAGGATTCTTGCCTTGAATTAATGCATTGGATAGAACACTGGATAAACTGTTTTTTAGCTGGTCTTGATTTACCCAAATTCGTTCTGAAAAGGTTGCATTCTTAAAAGATGAATCTGCTACTGTTTTGGCCATCTTCGCATTGTCAATCACAGTATCACCTAAGATAGAAGCATTACGTTTGATCTCTTCTAAATATGCTCCTTCTAGTTTATCACCAGTATACGATTTCAATTCGTCATGGCCTGCCACAAGTTCTAATCCGATGTTTGCTTTTAAAAGTTCCAATCGGTTGACATTCATCGTTAAGTTATAAAGTCTCATCTGTTCATTGGCTTCATCTGAAAAGTTCTTTTCCTTTACATACTTCTTAGCTTTTCTTTGATATGCTTTGATATCTATGTTTGAAACTCTTTTTTTAGCTTCTGCCATGGTAATGTTTTCTTTATTTGCATAGCGACTAAAAAAGGATTCGATTTCCTTTTCAACCGAATCCATCATATTTGCATATATTTCTTGTATCTCATCCGCATATTCCTGTTCATCTTTTAAGCGTTTCTTTTTCCATTCAAGTTCACGATCTCGCCAATATGTTTTACTGCTCATCGTTTTGTGAATCCTCGTTATTTTGGAAGATTCGGTTTTCAGTTTCTACCATATCATTCTCATCTTCCTTTTTGATACGTTCCATTTCGGCATTTGTATCCTCAACTGCCGAGATAAACGACAACTGGGTTTCGTGAGACACGATTCCTGATAATTGTGCAGCAGTCTGTGCTTCTTCTAATAAGTTTGCAGGATAATTTTGTGTAAACTTGTATTCAACCTCAAGCCAGTCGTTTTCAGAACGATGTGTGATTGCATTACTAAATAAGACACGATATCTACGATTCATTCCAGACGTGAACTTTCGCTCTTTCGCTTTTGCAAGGTTTGACATAGAAAGAAGTTTATATCTCAATGCAATACCTGATGACGTTCCAAAGTTCTCGTCATTGATATTGGCTACCATTGAGTTTTGGAAGATTAAACGCTCTAATCTGTTGATCAGATTTTCCTGTGTTGCATCTGCGTTTGGTTTTGACATAAAATCGACTACAATTCCATCACCGCTTCCATCCATTGACTCAAAGTTAATTGTTCGATTATCACGAATGTGTACCAAATCTGAATCTTCTACTTTCGGACCTAAGATTTTTAAATAGGCATCTGCAAAGTAATCAACATCATTTGCTTTTTCTGACATTGCTTTGTTGTAGGCATTAATCAAACTGTATGTTGATTCAAAAATAGACATACGCTCTTCATTCTCAATAAATTCGGTTGCAGGAATATCGTTGAATCCATGCTCTATGCCATTAAACACATGAAGGCCACCTTTATCGTTGAACTCATACTTATATGTTTTGTCGTAGATATATCCACGCATAACCTCGTCTACAATCTGATAAGTTACAAAATATCTTGGTTTCTGAACTGTTGATTCATCATAAACCATGAAACCTTCTCTTGGATCTAAATAGGTAATCCCTAAATTTCCGTAATCATCATTAAAATACAATTCATATCCTTTTCCAAAAACACTACAAATCTTAGATAGTTCTGCATTGTTGTCGTCCTGATCATTGTATTTATCTAGCAAGTTGATATAATCATCAATTTCTTTTTTCTTAGAAGATACTTTGATTGGAACACCAATAAAAAAACCGTTGAATGTATCAACAATGTATTTTGCAAAGTTGACCACCACACGGTTATCTGGTTTATAAGATTCTTTGTCGGCTTGATGTAAGATCGGATAATCGCCAATATAGGCATCATATAGCTTTTTATACCTGTCTGTTATTAACGACTTATGCTTTGTTATCAATCCATTCAACACTTCAATATTAATGATGTCTTTATCGTCAGATAGCTTAAATATCGTATCCGGTTTAATAATGTATGCGTTCATTAAATACCTCCTTTAAATGTCCTTAATTTAACTCGTCCAAATGTATATTTTTCAACTGCATAACGCATTGCATCCATTAAGTGGTTAAAATCATCAATTGGACGATTTATTTTATTTCCTAATCTGTCTTCGTCCCATGTGTAATTTCCAATTTCAGTTATGAAATTAACACATCTAGGATGAATGATGATTTCGAAATCTTGAATATATTGAATCCCATGTGTGATGGAATCCTTTCCCTTTTGTGATTTTTCAACACGAAGACCATAACCCCTAAGTTCATCAATCGACTTAGGTTCTGCACAGTCTGCTGTGAAAGACTTCTTTTGATAATGCGCGTTTTCAATCTCTTCATATAGCTTTTTATTGGAAAGACCTTTTTTATAAATTTCATCCCAAACATAAAGCTTTTTATGTTCTGTATCAATGAAACCTATAAAAACTGCAGCAGGATCATTTGTATACCCAAAGTCAATACCATTTACAGAATCACAGTCAATAACTTGATCTAGTGTAAATTCTTCTTCTTTCCAATTCTCATAAACCAATCCATCAACAATACCCCAATTTCCTAATCCTGCAACTTGATATCGCCTAGGATTTTTCTTCTTCATGTTATCGAACAATCTTAAATCGGCTTCATCCAGCCATTCATTACACTTATAATTGGTTGTGATGGCTAATATATCAGGGTCATCCTTGGCATCAAAGAATCTTTTTTTAAGCCAATGGTGTTCATTCCCATTTGTGTTCATGTAAGGTCGTTAATCTTACACCGCTTTCGCAGCTCATTGTTACCAATGAGATCAGACTATATCACCATCTTGAATTTTCAAGATGCCCCCCATTTCCGCTCACTTGAGCGTACTCCATTAAAAAAACCGCATTAACTGCGGTTAGGATAGTCGTTAAACTTTTTTTATTTTCATTCCGTTAATAACACATTCGTTTGATTTAGATAATTTATTTATTAATTTAGTTGATAAATTATATCTCTTTTGTAATTGATATCCGCTTATAAATACTTCACCTGTTGTCTCGTTTATATACTTTCCAGTTAGTTCGATTTCTATAAGCTCTCCAGATTCAACCATTTTATAAACCTTATGCCTTGTAACACCTAAACAATCAGCAGCTTCTCTCATTGATGAAAAACATTGTTTTCCATCTGGTGTAGAAACAGGCTTTCTTATTGAATTGTTTAGATCTTCTTTTTGTTCACCAGTCCATACATTTGCTATGGTCTTTTTGTGCTTTTCTGTATAAGCAATTTCTTTATCTATTGCATCTTTTTTTGTGCTTGCAGTATCAACAATTGCTATTTCAACATCTTTGAACAATTCGAGATTGTTTGCAATCATGTATTTATGTATTGGCTGTTGACGTGTTTTATCTCTGAAGCCTCTTCTATGCTCATTGATACGAGCACCGATTGTCCGTGTGCTTCCTACATAAATAATCTTTTGTGTTTTAATTTCTCGAAATAGATATATGTAATAAAATGGTGTTTGTTTCATATTTATATTTTACCATTATATTCCATTCCAAGCAACAAACGAAAATAAAACTTAGCTTTTGATTGCCCTCTCTTTCGAGTAGGGTTTTCCAAAAATTAAAGGGGTTTTCATATAAAATCACTTTTATATGCCGCAAAATCTACGGGTTGAATGTAATCATCCACTGTTTCCAAAGATAAGGTGGTAACTCACCACGAATCGACTCATCCAATGTATCAAAGTCTTTTTCGCTTGTTATCTCATAAGCTTCTTCTAGCCATACCCAACATAGAAACCCATAATCTACAGTAATGGATGTTATTTTTAACGGATCATCAAGCCCTCTAAAGAGAATCTTTTGCCCAGTTGGAAGATAAGTTGCTTCCAAAGGTGAATACTTGAATTCCCATAAGTGTTCAACCTCTAATCTTCTTGTTGCCCATTTTAAATCCGTGAAGCACGAATCTTTAAGTGTTCGATAAGTCTTACGAACTACCAATGTATTCGACTTATCATACTTCATCATGTTGTAGATGATGCGCAATGCAGTTGTTTTTGACTTCTTAGAAGCACGAGAACCTTTGCATGCTGCGTAACGTCCTCTGAAGTTCCAATAGGATTTATATCCTTTTCCAACTATTTTAGGTAAATTGATAGATTTAGTCTTCAAGCTCATCCTCTCCTTCAAACTTAGGAACTACGATTTCTGCTTGAACTTTATCCGTAAATAACGAATATCTTTTTCCAAGTAATTCTGCAGCTTTATTTGCATCAGAAAGCTTTGCAGGAATCTCAACGATTTGAGGAACTTCTTCTTTGACTGTTTTCTTTCTCGGCTTTCCATCTCCTGTATCGACATACTCTGAGCGTTCTTTTGTCACTGTAACAACAACAGATTCTTTCATTTCTCGTCGCATTACTTTTGTGAGGTATTCCATGACTTCTTGAACATCTGCTATCTTTCCCGAACTGACTTTTTCAAGTTGTTCATCAATATAAGCTTTGACCTTAACGTTTCTTAACAATCTTGAAGCAGCAGACATTGCAGCGCCATCTGATTTTACATGAGGATATGCAACTTTATATGCTCTTGTTGCATTCAGATCAATCAAATACTCGTCTACAAACAATTTCTGCTTTTCTGTTAACTTAGCCATATAATTCCTCCTTTCATTATTTTGAAATTAAATATCTGTCTTAATGCCCTTTCCATCCTTTTCTTGGTGAGCCAGCTCCTCTTACCCATAATTGATCTCCTTCTTTTGCTATTTGTCTTTTTCGACGACGTTGTTCTGAATCTTTATTAGCTAAATCTCGGCTTGTAAGCTTTTGTACTTTATAACCCATAGATTTTGCCCTAGAAGCTATATCGGATAAGGTCCTAGGAATTTCCCTACTTCCACTATCAGCAAATGATGCCCCAGAAAAAGAAAATACTTTCTTCCCTTTTTGCCTATACTCAAATACAGTTCCATCTCCTGTGGTAACAGTTAAACCAACTGTCCCCCCCGATTTACATATTGTCCTCTTCCACCCATAAGTAAATTTCCTCCTTATTCATGTATAAAAAAAGCACCTTGAATTAACAAGATGCTTAGATAGCGTTTAAAATTTAAACTGATATTTTTTAACAAATCGAAAAGGCGCTCCGATTCGAACGGAGGTTTCCTCAGTGCATATCGTTTTGTGATATGCATACATCAAAGTGTAATCACCCCTATACGACTACCTTTTCTTATTTTTATTTAACCATAACCGTTTTACACGGTCAACCATTTTCCTTTCCTCTGCAGTCAAGTTTGTGGCACCTTTTTTCCCGTCATGTTCAGAATGATAATAGCCATGATGAGTATGTGGCTTCATATTTTGATGATCATGTGTTAAATCAATCTGTTTTGTACGTTTATTCGAATTGTCATAATAAGAAATTGATGAAATTTCATCTTTATCATTTACTGTGGCATATACTCTCCCTCTGGTCATCGTTTCCATTGGAGCTTTTGCATTACTAGCATTGACTTGCTTCACAAATTTAATATTACCGCTCTGATAAACCGTATTGTATTCACTCCCATAAGGTTTTCCACTGTCACTGACACCACTGCTCGCTCCTCTACCGCCCATGTTTTCTTGCCCTCTCTATAACTTTATTTTTATAATAAATAACTTTTGTGCCTTTGAAATCATGTTCAATAGATTGGCCATAAATTAGAATTATAGCAGGCTTAAGTTTATCAATCATGTAATCTACACCATCTTCCCAAATGGATCTAGCAAATTCATCCTTGATACATCCAATAGTTGAGATTGCTACAACTCCTCCTGGTTCTACACCATCAAAACAGAATGTGTATGTTTCTCTTTCTGCCCAGGAAACAGTTGGAATTACACATATCCCTAAATTTTGAAGATATTGCCCAATTAATCTACTTCTATAGATATTCCATACTTTCATAGCTCTAGGCATATCCATATAAAGAGAAAAGTCTGGTGTAAGAACACAGTCATACTGTTTTAAAACATTCACATATCGTTCAGGAGTGTTCCAAATGCGCTCAAACTGATAATCATCAATAAACATATGAATTCCAGATTGATAATTCTTTGAAGAGATTGCTTCATTGAATCCAATTAACTCCTTAGGAATATGAAGTGTCTTTTTAATAACAGGCATTTCAAATGGGCCATCTGTTTCAAATGGATCATATAAATCTAGATTGTATTTTTTGATTGTTAGTTCTCTTCCTGGCATGGAACACCTCCTTTCTTGCATAAAAAAGGGGAGTATCTTTTTTTCGATACACCCTGAATCGCATATTTTGTAACAGCTAATCTCTTACTTATCCATTATATCACGGATTGGAGGGTACTTTAGTACCCTTTTTAGTTTTATATTTGTTTGATTTGTTGTTTGATTAAAGATTTCATGTGCCGATTCACGTTGGATATATGATATTGCATCTTCAACGATTCATAAGATTTGTTATCAAAATAATCAAGAATAAATTGCACTTCATCGCTTTGTTTTAGTTGTTCAAGATAAGACATTGCTTTGCATAGACTGTATCGCATTACTTGTAGCTCTTGAATCAATTCATCTTCATAATCAAATACTAATCCATTTGAATTGGAATGATACTTAGAGCCTGGTGCTTTGTATCGAGCATCTTCATCGACTAGCTTACCTTCCCAATCTTTAACTTTGATCGTAATTCGTTGCCAATTCAACGGACTTTTATATCCTCTATCATAATTCAATAAATCAGATACTTTACTTAATTTATTTTCGATCTCAGTGATACGTGCAATGTACCAGTCAATATTGCGTATCTGTCTGATTACATACGATGCATCTTCGTTTGAAATCATTAACCTAAATATCCTTTCGCTCTGTATGCACATTCAAGTTCATAAACTGAAAGCTTATGATCTAAAAGGTATTGTACTTCTTTTGTCATATCTCTTTTGATAATTTGTTCAAGAAGAAAAATATCCTTTTTTTCTATATTGCTCTTATAGCAAAGTCTGCCTAGCTCTTCAATTTGTTTTATTGATTGATGCGCATTTGAATATATACGAGCATCTGTTGCTAATGCCATTTAATCACTTCCTTTTCTCCTTCATAAACACTGTCCATCGTGTTTTACCTCTCTTGTCGCCAAATAAAGGCTTATAATCAATAACTTTTAAAATTTCGCCAAATTTAATTTGCTCATCATTCCATTTAAAAATAAGAACTCCACAATCTTCTAATACTCGCATGCATTCTTGAAACCCTTGCTTAAGATCTTTTTTCCAAGTATTGATATCTAACACACCGTATTTTTTGGCCAACCAAGAATTTTCTTCTGCATGAATCAAATGTGGTGGGTCAAATACAACTAATTTGAATGTGTTATCGTCAAATGGAATATTTCTAAAATCGCCTATTACATTAGGATTTACAGATAATGTCCTTCCATCACATAACGTATCTTCTAATGTTCGATTATCCATAAAAACTGTGTTCTTATTACTTTTGTCAAACCAAAACATTCTAGACCCACAGCATGCATCAAGAATATATTTATCGTTATGCAGCTCCTTTTTATTCTTCATCCTCTGTATCCTCACATTCTTGTTCTAAACTTTTTAAATCAATGTGTTGGCCACACTTCGGACAATACTCATATTCGTCATAACCGATTTCATATCTAGTGCCACACCGAGGACAAATCCATGTATCATACACAAGTTCTCCCTTGTAATATCCATCACCTTCGATGTCAGGTTGTGTTGCTGTTTCTTTTTCAACGAGATCGTATAAAGTATCAAGTAACTCGTGATAATAGTCTGCACCACGCACTTCCAATTCATAACTTTGTTCAGTATCAGGAGAAGTTAGCTTTGACAGTTTATCGAACGCATATTGATATTTATTCATGTTCTTTTTCCTCCAACAACTTCATATCGTAACCGCTTGAAACGAACCTTTTTGCTAATTTATGATTACATCCATTGCCTAATACAACATAAACTAATTCCATTTCTTCTTGTGTGAAATTTGTTCCTAGACATTTGTTGATTCTTAACAAAATATCATCTTGATACCTTCTATTTCTCCACTCTTGGCTATATCTCTTTACGAATGTACATTCTCTGCTACAATATTCTAACAATTTAAATTTTAAATCTGCGGGTGTATTTACATCATGTAAGCAAACGTACAAATTTGTTTTTGGAATTAAAATAAGCTCGTTGTTGTAATTGATGAACGATCCCGGAAATTGTTTCATTACTTCAAATACATAATCAGTCATTTTATTTCTCCTTTAAACTAGCCATAAAATCATGAGTACAATATAGTGCAAGATTTGGTCTGTTTTATAATCAATCTTCTTATATCGTGCTTTTAATAAATCAATAATCACATGAGTTGCAAATACAAATAGCAACTTTAACGAAATACCAAATAGGAAATAAAACGGAACACAATACAATGCACAATGTACAAACATATGATACAAATTATCTCCTTTTGACTTCGCAATAAAATCACACTGTAATACATAATCGCCAATCAAATGGCATAAAATCAATTCAATCATTTTCTTGCTCCTTTCAAAAAATATTCTTTCCAACATTCTTTGGATTTCTTTTCATATTCTTTGTTGTAATATTCATCTTTAGTAGGAAAGCAATCGAATTTACATAAAATACATTCACATTCCTTTTCTCTATCAACGAGTTCACAATCATACCTTCTTGGACAACCATTAAATCCGTTTTGGTGTATATATTCACAAGCTTTATCTAATGCTTTTTCAAGCGTTTTAATTTCTTGTTTATATGTCATTAAATCTTCCTCATCTGAATCATCATTGTTCATGCTACTTCAAACATTTGATTCCATATCTTATGAATCTTTTCTTCATACTCTTCTTTTGAAACATACTTGATTGGCTTACCATTAAATACACTAGGATGTAATGTGAATCCATATTTCTGTTTCATTTCTTCTAAATTTTTTTCTGTCATACTTCAACATCCTCATCTTGTGGCATTTGATAAATTTCTTTCCATTCTTTTGTGAAATATTTACCAATACAATTCACATCCTCGGTACAAAACCGATGTTCAGTCATAATACAAGTTTGAATTTCGTCTAATACTTTTAAAGCTTTTTCTTTGGTTGAATAAAAACCTAATTCTTGTTCGTATCTATCATAGTGTCCATTAATTGCGTAATAAACCAAATCATCAATACTGTCTTTACGGATTCTAAATGAATTAGCATTTGCTAATATATACTTGTTCTGAGTTCTAATCCACATTAGTACCCCTCCTTCAATCTTTGATAGTTGATTTTATTCTTTCCACAATAAGCTTCATAAACTTGTTCAACCTCGAAGCCTAAGTATTCTGTGATTGCGATAAGTGCTTCAACTCTAGAATATGTATAACACGATAAATCTGTTAAAACATAACCAAATTCTTTTTTTAAATTTTTCAATCCCCAAACATATTGCTTAATGGTTTCAATCATTGCTTTTTCTTTTCTTAACCCTTCTTCTCCTCTCATGAAGTGATTTTGCCAACTCAACACAAAATGCCAAACATCAACAAGCTCTCCTAACACTTTTTCATAGTCAACTGGTGCTTGAGTTTTTTTCCACCAACACCAATTTGCTTTTAGTTCGTGAGTTAACTCACCAATTTTATCTAATATTGCTAGATTCAACTTTTCTTCATCAAGTTCTTCTAAGCCATATTCTTCCATGATGGCATTGTCTAGCTTTTTCTGCATTTGAAGCATTTCTTTAATTAAATCGTATTCTTTACTTTTCATTTGTTTCTCCTTTTACTTATTACTATCATTTAAACCCTTTGTAGCGGTCATAATACCTAGTGACACTGCCGTACAGACAAGATCATCTAACATTACAGATAAAGCAAATTTTTTGTTTTCATCTTGGCAAGCAGATTCAATGCCTTTGCGCATGCTTGAACGAAGATGTTCAAGTCTTTCATCGATTTCATAAACATCAGAACCTCTAACGCAGTTTATTAATATTGCTTTTGGTGGGTATTTATTGTTTGTCATGTTTCTTTATCTCTCTTTCCAGGAACCATTTCGCCTTCTTCAGGTCCTCTAATTCAGTGCCTTTATAAGGTGCTCGTGCAATGTATTTGACGGCACTACCAAGACAGAAGTTTAGGTTGTGAGATTCGATAAATTCAATTGGCTCAATGCCGTGTCCAACATAATGTGGCGGATGATTTACCATGTCGATTTCATCATCTGCTTTTTCTTCTTTAGGCTCGAAGTAATCCTTTGCTTTTAAATATGCCATAGTATCGTGTTTATATGTTCCTTTACAATTTATACAAGGTTCATCAAACTCTTCAAAATCTTCGTATACACATCCCATACATCCATCATGTTCAATTGTTGATTGCTCTTCTTTTGGCACGAATTTATCTTCTGACATTTGATAACCTAAAGTAACTACGCCACATTTCTCTCTACAGTATTTACAAGGCTCATCTAACTTTGATGAATATTCATATTTGCATTTATTACATTTACTCATTGTTTATCTCCGTTCATCTTCTATTTTCGTAATTTCGACGTTGATAGCAAATCATACTCTCCATATCTTACTTTTCGCTTAGCCTCCTCTTCAGAATCCGCTTTTACTTTGCCTTTAATGTAAGCAAGTGCTTCTGCGTTAAAATAATATGTTGTCATGGTTCTTTCCTCCTTAAAATAATCTCTTTTCTTCTATTCTTTTTAACCGATAACCAATTCTTCTATATTCCTCGTATACAAGCTTCCAAATTAATTCACATTGCTTTCTTTCATTTGGAAGGTATTTATCCATGATTTCTAATTGATCCTGTAAATCAATTGCGTATGGACATCCTTTGCATCCCGTCCTTTTAAAATCGAATGGATGATAATACAATCTGCATAATTCAATGTTTCTCGATTCTATGTACCATTCTATAAACTCATTTGAGCATGGATTTAATGGCTTAAACTTTTTCAACTCATGATTGTTGTCGAATACAACACATCCTTCATGATTGGCACGTTGACCACCCTCACCCATTCTTAAACCAAGTATTGAAATACTTCTTCCTGATTCCTTTTCATATCGTTGTATTGGATGTTTCTTTAATTCGTAGCAACATCTGTCACTAACTTTTAAATTAAAATCATCTGTAAACTGATATTTAAGAACATCAGGACAACCGAAACTCTTTTCGTTGATATATTTACTTACCGATTTTGTCTCCGTTCCCTTCTTTTGAAACATTGATAGCTTGCAGCTATGCTCTTTAGATTTAAACGGATAACCTTTATCCTGAAGCATTTTAGTGATATTCACATTCGAATTGAAAATCACTAATCTATCATCCTTTTGTTTTAGATCAATAACGTATTTACGTATAAATTCATATTCAATACCTGTATTGATAAATACCCTTGGTATTTTATTTCCTGGTATTGCTTCATCAATCAAATGATGTAAAGCTGTTGAATCCTTGCCACCACTAAACGATATATAAAAATTTTCTTCACCATACTTTTGTATGGTCTGCTTTATGATCTCTATTCTGTCATAGAGTAATAATTCAAAATCTTCCAATTAATCAACCGACAATCTAATTTCTAGACTCGGTTAATTTGCTACTTGATTGTTAATCCATGTGTTTAAATTTTATGAGCGAACACATCACATTTCACTCAACCTAGTTTCACTAGGATAAGATTAATTTTCCTTTCTGCTTTTAAAACAATGTTTCTTGTTCATACTTTTTACCATTGCACGTGAATACTTTTGATTTATTCTCTTTATCATTTTTAATCTCTACTTCGTCATAAAATTCAACTAAATCTTTATGGTTATTTGTAAATGCTGCATGGTAAGCAACTCCGTTTACCACTGTATGATAATCAAGATCAATTTCTTCATCTTCTCCAATTCTTTCAAAAACTAATGCGTGCTCGTAATCTATATAAAACTCTGCGTTGGGAAACACACGCTTAATGTATTCATCCGCTTCTTTTAATTCGTGGTTTTTGAAGAATGATGCATACCTTCCATAGCATTTATTTATCAACATATTCCCCAATGTATAGACTTCCTTCAATTACATACAGATTCATAATGTTTTCCTTTGTTGCCCCTAGAAAATCTTTCCCAGGCTTCTTGAAAACCAATTTCCCATTCTCTGTATCTGTACAGTATTTGTATTTGTTCATGCACCTGTTGTCGCATTTCTTTACACTGTAGGAAACTTTTCCGTCATACCTTTTCGCAATCATCTAGAACGGCATCCCTTCGCCCAAATCATCATTTGTAGGATATGATTGGTAATTTACTTGATTTGTAAATGGTACTGTTTGTGGCTGCTGCATTTGTTGACTCGTTTGTTGATATGCTTGTGTTTGTGGCATTGTCGCATTGTTTACGCTCAATTCTACGTCCATAACATACACGCTAGTCTTATACACTTTCTGATTCTCTTTGTTCGTGTATGAGCTTTTCTGAAGCTTTCCGTCAACTGCGATATGTTGTCCTCTAAATCCATATTGATTAATATGTTCTGCATTTTCTCCCCAAGCGGTGCAATCGAAGAAATATTTACGTTCTTGTCCGTCCTTCCCTTTTTCTTTAACTTCAATTGAGAAGTTACATAGGCTTTGTCCTGCAGCAGTTTTCTTTAAAACAATATCACTGCCGATTTCGCCTGATAAAATAACTCTGTTCATTTCTTATTTGCTCCTTTCACACTAATTCGACACC